CCTTGACACCTGACCGGCCAGCTACGCCGCCAAGCACACCAGTGATGAAAACCATTATGGTGCTGATTTGTTGGGTGTACACCTTATCGATGGCCGCCATACTTCCATTCATTGGCTGTTGAACGAATGAAACTGAGTAGAGAAACATACCCATAGAAGCCAGCAGAATGGTCACCAAGACCACAATAACGAATGCCCATACTCTGACTTCAATCTCGTCAGCAGTTAAGCGGCTGTTAGGTTTATATCCGACTGTTGGCATTACTTCTTCTCCTCGGTTTTAACCAGCATCTCAGGACAAGTGCCTGACGCTGTACAGATTGGTGGCTTGCATTCAGCATTTTGCCAATTCAATGGATCTTGGCAGGGATAGCGGTAGCGGTCATCGCAGCCAGTGAGTACCACCAACAATACCGACAGAATCCAAATCTCATACACATTCATTTGCTCTTCTCCCGCTGTTGTCTTTCAACCTCACGCCGCAATTTTTCCACTTTTTCCAGCTGAACCTTGGTGTCGTGCTTGGCCTCCAAGATGTCGATATAGAGCATACCAAGCATAGGCAACAATAATGCGACAAGAACAACCGCTGCTATCCATCCCACGATTTCTTCCCCAATTGGCCTACGAACAGGAACCACATCCAAAGGTATAGGAGGAGGATCAAAGTTGCTGCGAGGTATGCTGACTTTGCTTGGAAGTCTCTTTTTGCCTCCTGCCGTTGCCATTGCTTAACCCTCTCTTTAGCCTCTTCCTTTAACCTAGCATTCTCCTGTTCTTCCTTGATGATGTCTCGCATCTCAAAGGTTTTTGAATAAATCGCACCCATTTCGGGTGGAGACTGATAGACCATGGTTTCCCTGATCGTCTTCTCCAGCTCGGCCATCTGATCTAGCGCCATCACTCTCTTGAGTGCCGCTTCCATGAGGTTAGCGTCTGGGTCGTAGATGTTTTTGCTTTTCTCTTCTTCTTCCCTGATATGAGCAGACAGCTTCTCTTGTAGCTTAAAAAACTCAGTGAGCTGTGCAACCACATCAATCATCACCTGAGTTTCGTTGACTGCTACATACTTTTCCTTTTTTCTGACCGCTTGCGCCACAGGCTTTTCTTTGGCTCCAAAGAGCTTGGCCCAAAATGATCTGACCTGACGTGCATCACCAGCAATTTCTTCAACAGTGGACTTGACCTCCATGAATGAGGATTTGGCCTGCTTGTATAGCTCGCATCCTTCTTTGATTGCGGCAACGCAGGCGTTGGCTGCAAAGAGGATTGAAATGGGATCAATTTACAGCCCCAAGACTTTTTTAATAAGCTCGCCAGCAACGCCAGGTCCAAACAGCACCGCAATGATGACGATGTAAATCAGATACTCAATCCGAGTCATGCGCTTATCGCCATCAACAAAAGACTTCTCAATTGCCGTATAACGCTCTGCACATACAGCTTCATGTACAGCTATCTTGGTGATGGTATCGTCACTCATGGCGCGTCAGGCCAAGTGACTTCCCAAGGAAAGCCCGATTGAGAAGTAATGTCACGCAATGCTTGACGGTATGTTGCCCATGCAGCCTTATCAGCAGTGCTGTCGGCAATCTGTGTCCAGTCGCAGTCTTTGAGCTTTTCTGTACGTGAGTTGCGTACAGACTTGGCTTGCTCTGCGTCTTTAGCGGCTTTGTAAGCAGCTTCATTCTGAGCAGCAGTGGTTACATTGCCTTCAGCATCTTCAGTGTCAAAGAACGATGGGCCAAGATTCCATTTGGTGTACCACTTGCCCTCAATCTGCTCAATGCCACCATAGACTGACATCTGATAGACAGTACCACCTGTGGCTTGTGGGCCTTCAAAGATGACATCAGCACCCAAGGCTTCTAGCACCTCAGTTGTTGTTCTGTCCCATGTAGGGCCACCATTGGCTTTTGTGTATGCACGAAACTCTGCCTCGTACATTACTTGACCGTTTTGTGTTCTGATTTGCATGATAATTCCTTATGCGATTGCCAAAAAGATGTATGTGCCACCGCCAAAGCCGTTCATAATAAAACCATCGGCAGTTGCGTCAATTAAGTCACCGGCACCAAATGGTGTGTTCTCAGCACCTGTACTGTTAAGTCTCAAGTAAGGGTCATTGCCCGTTACGATTCCCCTTGCGCTATCAAACACAAACAAATCATCTGTACCTGTTGATGTTGTACTTTTTAGCATAACAAATCTTGGAGTAAAGCCACACGATACTGTTGTTGGCTCAACATGGGTTACTGATCCTACTTTAGATACACCAGCGCAGGTTGCAAAAAGGTAGGCAACATAAGTGCCACCGGAAGCATTTCCATTCCAAAAAATACCGCTTGGATTAAAATAAGTTGCTGTGCCTGTATTAGATGCCCACGCGTAAGCAGCTTGACCGCCATTACCATTAGTTGTATTTAATGAAATTGGCGATCCACTTGTACCAACAAAGAAAGAACCAGCAGTTGTTGAGGGAACGGCGGCCTCCCAATTACCTGTACTGTCTCTCCTTTTAATGATTAGCAACTCAGGCACTGCCGCCAAGTTATGCGATACGTTTTGAGAAGAACCCGTCCCCGTATAGCAAACCTCATCAAAAAACGATGGGGCTCGTCTGAAATGCCATCTTGCTTGATTGTTGCTGTTATAAGAAAGTGCAAAACTATCTTGTAAGTCAAATTGGCAAACACTTGCACTTTGTTCTGCGGCAGTTGATGCTGTTCCACCAAAGTATGCGTTATTACCAGCCAAACGATAAACAACAACAGTATTTAAAGCATTACCAGATTGGTCGCCAGCAAGACATAAATCTGTAGGGAAACCAACAGAATAAGCCGATGAACCAGCAACTACTTGTGGCTTAAACACCTTAGTCGCATCAGTAGGCACTTTCATCGGGCCACGGCGTATGGCTATGTAGATGAATGTTTGAGATGCAGATGTTGCATTTGATTTAAATCCTGTAGAAGTTAAATTAATGCCAGTTCCATAAGTGCCAACGTCTTCTGCTCTTGATGAATTAGCTGCTAATGGATTGGAATCACCAGTAGCAACAAATCCGCGCATATTGTCAAACATTCTCCAATCGGATGTAGTTGAACTGGCTTTAGTCATCAACCACTGAGGCTCATACCCTAAGTTGACAGTAGCGTTGCCACTACCATCAGTAGTATAAGATCCACAGCTAATCACATTGTCCGTACCCGTTAAGCCAAAGCCACCTGCGTTGTGGGCGAATAGGTAGGCAACATATGTGCCACCTGATGCGTTAACTGTTGCGTCACTACCAACACTAAATGTGGTTGAAGTTGCGCTTCTTACAAGAATACTGCTGGGATAGGCTTGTTGTGTGGATTCAAGGGCAAGGTAATAATCATCACCAAGAGAGCGATGCCATACAGCCCATGTGCCGCCAGCGTCAGTGCGCTTGACTATAAAACAACCCGGTGTTGAACCAAGGTTATGTGAAATTGCTCGATTTGAAGCCCCATCACCCGTATACGTCACAACATCAAAAAACTTAGGCTGCTTGCGGAATGTCCATGAGGCGTAGTTAATGCCTGATTGATGAGTAGCAGCATCACCTCCAGTAAATTGAAATCCAGTAGTTGTAAATGCATTTCCATACCCACCTGATTGGGCTGCAGTTGTATCTGTTACCAATGCGTTTGCAGCACCTCTTTCGGTATCAAATAAATAATTTCCTGGAAATGATGCAGAAGTTCTGTTTTTTAACCAAAATAAACCTCCCTTTGTGGATAAATCAATATTATTGGTAATTGTTTGTGCTGCACTTGTACCCGTATAAAGCCAAGTAGAAAACACATCCTCAATATAAGTTGGCGGCGCAGCAGGAACACCACCACCAAAGGCATCGTAACTAGCCGCACCGCTTGTAGCTTGTAATGGCATCTTTTTAAGCCTTAAATTGTGTGTTGCTTGCCAAGACAGTAAAGGTTGCACTGCCTGTCTTAATGATGAGATAGCGGTAACTGTCGATGCCACTTGCATTACCAGCAGTAGGCGCACCACCCAACCAGCGTGTTGTAACACCTGATGTAGTGCCATCAACTTGCACAGCAGAATTGTAGTAGGCAGTAGCACCTTGAGTCACCAAGAAAGCCACAGTCATT